TCAAAGGGCTCGCGAGAAGATTGGAGCTCTAAAAGGTTTTGATATATTTTAGCTAAGTTCAAAGTTAAGTTTGCGCTGAAGTAAGCAGTCATTGTGAGAGATGTCGGCTCAAGGTAAGCATGATCTGTGATCGAAGCCCCTTGCTGCACAGGTTGTTTTGTAATGGTGAGGGTGTCGGTAGTGCTCTCATTGATCACAACGCTTAAGCCGATACCTGCAAGTTTTCTAGTGGGGCGTAGGAGAATATCTTGAATTGGCTGACTAAGAAAACTCATCTAGTAGCCCCCTTCATATTCCTCACCATATCAAAGTTCACTCGTGACTGTTGCCCTGCTACGGCTTTGCCTGTTGACTGCGCGTCTGCTGAGCCCATGACATTTATATTTGTTTGCTGACTTACATTCTGGTTCGTTTGAGAATTAGCAACGTTACCTACAGGGTTTGCAAGTGGTCTGCCTACGGGATTAGTTTTTATATTTTGAGCAACATTTTGTGGGTCATCTCCGAAGAGGTCTCCGATGATACCGCTAACCCCGGCAGCTGCCCCGCTTATACCTTTGATCGCGTCCCATGTCCCACCAAAAACATTAGTGAGACTTCCAAAAGCGTCCTTCATTGAATCAGCTACGCCAGAAAAATCCATCTTAAAGAGTTGATAGAACGCTAGTACAACGTTGCCAATAACTTTAAAGATGTTATCGATCACGTCATAGAGTGAGCTGAAAGCTTGAGTTACACTATCAATGATCGGGACGAACTTTGTCCAATTGAAAAGTGAGTCTCCGCCTTCTTGCCAGGTTTTAAAATCATCGAATAGGGCGAGGAGCGCCACCATCCCAGCTAGTAACATCCCAAGTGGTGTAGCTAAGAAAGACAAATTGAGCAGCTTCCATGCTGCGACCACACCGAGAATTACGGTTGACCAACCATCCGTGGCTTTATCCAAAGACAGAAAAAAGTCATAGACTCTGGTTAAAATACTCCACAGACGGATGCCTAAAGTAGTAACAGCCTCTAAGGCTTTAAATATAAATTTAACAAATTTTTCGAGAGCAGCCTGAATCTTAGGCATGTTCTCGTAAATTTTCTTTCTAAATGCGTCTGACTGTTTTGTAAGTAAAGTGAAAAATCTTGCCCCGACTGACTGATAGATAGCTTGAAGAGCAAATTTTGTCTTTGTCAGAGACATATTTAATAGAACAGATTGCCTCACCACTTTGGTGATGTTAATCCCTGCAGCGGAGTACGCTTTCAAGAGCTCTCGCCGGAGTATCAAGGCTTTATTAATGGCGGGTGAGATGATTCGATACTCATAACCTATTTGTTCAAAGCCTTCAGAAATTTTCGAAATGCCGTAAACAACGGCGGCTGACATCACTTTTATAGACGTATATAAAGCCGTTACTCTTATAGTGGCGTCTCTAAGAGCTTTATTAAATTTAGCAAGATCGGAGTCGTTAACTTCAAACCCGAGACCCACTAAAAAGGATTTAATTAATTCTCCACCCATTACTCGTTAGCCTTCCTGTATCTTCTTTCGTTTTCGCACTTCACGTCTAAAGCATCATTCATTTTTGCTATGTCTAAAAGATCTAAAGTGCCGTCTTTTAAACTCTCGTACTTACACATCCCCTCAACTACTGGGCGTAACAACCAATCTTCTTCGTCACCCATTTCAGCCCAACCATTACTAGGACTTTTTCCCTCTACTCCCGAGCTGCCTATTTTGCTGGGAGTGCGGCGAAAAAACCCGATAAGTTATGCATGAAAGCTCTTCCCGCAAGTTGCATCATGATAGCTAAGTCCATATCTTGCACCATTAGAAAAGAATTCTGAGCTACTCTCATCCAGTTTCCTTGAGCTTGTTTCATCTCAACCGCTGATAAAAGCCCCATCAAAACATAGTCAGCATCTTCGTCTTTCAACTTTGAGAAGCCTTCCATCAATGGCGTGAGTACGACTGCAAACTGTTCAAGCTTTTCTGCTTCCGACATTTTGCTTTCGTCTTTACCCGCTTTTTGTAATTTCACAATCCCGGGAACTAAATCAGAAAGGATAGGACCGATTCTTCTCACAATATGAAACTGGCGAATCGCGTCCACCTTAAGGCATTTGAATTCTCTTCCACCTACTACAAAACTGTCACTCATGCTGCTACCTCATAAGTCCTCAGGCCCGCTTGGACGGACCCTCGGATGTGTTAATATTAAAGACCTTGGCCTAAAATTGTATTTGCTTTAATGCCGTCAAAAGTCCACTCGTTCATGCCGCCTTCTTTCGCGTATGTAAGAGTTGGTTTCTTTTTGAAAGCTACTGACTGAACTACGGTGTAATCATTACGACCAGAGTCCACTACAGTGATAATGTTCTGACCCCAAAGAGCTGATGAAGCTGATTGAAGATCATAAAGCGCCATCAAAGTCGCGTTGATTGGTGAAGTCTTTAAGAGCCTGACTGTCACTGTGCAAGCGTCACTCGCTACAAGAGAATGTTGACCTCGGCCATCAGCGCCGATTGTCATAATGTTCTTGTCCTCAGTGGCTTCGATGGTGATGCCTTCTTCAGCTACTTCCGCACCTGCAGCGAGGTTGAGTCCAACCGCGCCAGGTCCTGAGATCGTAGCTTGTACGTTTAGAAATGAATAAACACCCATTTTATAGTTCTCCTTTTAATTATCTATTTACATCAACCAAAACATCGAGCTCTTGAATCGCGCCTGCTAATTTAATCGCCACTTGAATTGGTGGAGCCACACGAGTTTCTCTGTCAGCTTGTGACTGAAGGGCTACAGGTGTTGCATAAATGTAATAACCGTTTTTCAAGTAGTCGCCTGTTTCAAGCTCACCAAAACCGTCGGCGTTCCACACACCCGGAGCAGCCATTCCGTTGTTCACCGCAGAGTCACACACGCTTCCGATGGCATTCACGAATTGGTTAACGCCAGCATCTGTTTGCGGGATCTTAGTTTTTGACTGGTACATTAAATTGTAACAAGCATTTTGAACAGCGTCTTGGAACCAATCAAGATCGTGGATCTCGTCAAAGTACGCAGGACCTGACATCACACCGTACTGGATGATGATGGTGTCATTCACATAATTCACGAACACGTTGCAACGCTTATCCTTAAGAGTTGTAGCTTGGTTCTCAGTCAATTCTTCACCAGTAACACCTGGCTCCTGTTTGTACATGAGGGTGATCGTTGATCTGTTAGCGTTGAAGTTAACAGAGAACGCTCGACCGAAGAAAGATGCGATCGCGTAGGCATTTTGTGAGTATTGACAGAATGACTGCTTGTAGGCCGCAGCCTTCATAAGGCTCGCTAAATCATTAGATACGAGTGAGCTCAATACGTTAGTGTTAGTTATGGTAACGCCGAAGATTCTTTTCAAATCTAAGGCTTCGATAAAAGCCGACACATCCAAGTTTTGATTATCTGTTGGTTGAACAGAAGCTTGGAACATCAACCCGTACCATGCAGCCGATGAATTGGCTAAAACCGCCGCGCACTCAACTGGTGTCTCAGCATCGTAACCTGGGATCAGTGCGATCGCAGTTGCAGATGTTAGTTTCATCTGAACTGATATGTCAGTGCCTGAACCTGTAGTTGCGTAGCTAACTGAAGAAGCCACCACACCACCAGACAATGTCGCCCCAGAGATGGTGATGCCCGAGCTTGTCTCAGCAAGAGTGAATGAGTTTCCACCAGTACCTACATCAGCCGCAGTCACTGTAATCACGTTACTCGCTAAAGAGTAAGTTGCTTCGACAATATTTGAGTCAACGGATGCCTGCAAGAATGCCTGCAAGTTTGCGGCAGTTAATAGATTTGTAGGACCAACTAACACTTCGTTTGCTCCAAGGCTTGCAGCTACGAAAGTGAGTGCAGTTCCGTTTACAGTTAAAGTGTCAGCAGCCACACCACCAGAGAAGTTGGCACCAGAGATAGTAATATTAGCACCAGACTTGGCGAGTGTGTACGAGTTGCCTGCAACTCCATAAACACGAGCTGTCGCTGTAGTGATGAGACCGATCGTGTTGTAGGTCATCAAAGCGATGTTTACGTCCGCTGAAGTCTCTAAGAAAGTTTGGAGATTTGCGGAAGTTGCTGCGGTCGAACCACCGATCTGAACTTGGTTACCTACCGGTG